TTTGAACAAAAAACTAGAAGGTCTTAGAGAAGGAGAGCTAGTAACTCTTACTGGAGGTACGGGTTTAGGTAAGTCATCTGTCACCAGAGAACTTGAACACTGGTTGATCAATAAGACTAAAGATAATGTAGGGGTTATAGCTCTTGAAGAAAGTTGGTCAAGGACAGCCGAAGGCATCATGGCTATAGAGGCTAATGCCAAACTACACCTTGATAGCATTAAAGCTAAATTCACAGATGAACAACTGGACGATTACTTTAGGCGTGTCTTTATGGGAAAGAACGAAAACCGTGTATGGATACATGCTCATCATGGCGTTAACGATGTAGATGATATCTTTAGCAAGCTAAAATATATGATCATTGGTCTTGATTGTAAGTGGATGATAGTTGATCACCTGCACATGTTGATTTTATCTACATTAGAATTTGATGAGCGCAAAGCTATCGACGGTATCATGCATCGGCTCAGAACTCTTGTCGAACAGACAAGGTGCGGTATGCTTCTTGTCTCACACTTGCGTAGAGTTGATGGCAATCGTGGACATGAGAACGGCATTGAAACAGGACTTAATCACCTGCGAGGTAGTCAAAGCATAGCGCAACTCAGTGATTGCGTAATATCTTTAGAACGCAACCAACAATCTGATGATGAGATAGAAGCTGCAACTACCAGGGTACGTGTTCTTAAATCCAGATACACTGGAGATGTAGGGGTAGCTTCTCATTTAATCTATGACCAAGAGACAGGTAGATTAAGCGAAACAAACCAGCCAGACCCCGATGAGTTTACTGGAGATGAGCTATGAGTAACTTAATATTTGACATAGAGGCTGATGGACTTACGCCAACTAAAATACATTGTATGGTAGCTATGGATGTAGACACCAAGGATGTATTTACATTTGATAATACTCAGTTGGACGAAGGCTACAACATGCTGAAGTCTGCAACCAAACTGATTGGGCATAACATCATTGGCTATGACATCCCTGTAGTTGAAAGGTTAGGACACATAGACCTTTCTGACAAAAAGCTTGTTGATACCTTGGTGCTGTCCCGTTTATTTAAACCTACCCGTGAAGGTGGACACGGCTTAGAAGGATGGGGCTACCGCTTAGGATTTAAGAAAGGGGACTTTGGTGATGAAGAAAACGCCTGGGAATACTATACTCCTGAGATGTTAAAGTACTGTAAGCGTGATGTTGTTCTAAATCATAAAGTTTATAATGCTTTAAAGGTTGAGAGTAAAGGGTTTACTCCGACCTCTGTTAGGATAGAACATCAGACAGCTAAGATCGTAGACCAGCAACGAACCAACGGTTTTGTTTTAGATATTAAAAAGACTATGAGTTTAGCCGCCTTGTTTAAAACTAAACTGCATGAGCTAGAAGAAGAAGTGCAGAAAGACTTTCAGGCTACTATCGAGAAACAGATACTAACTCATAGTTATACATCTACTGGACAGGTATCTAAAACAGCAAAGGATCAACACGGTAAAGGTGTAAGGCTCACGGCTGAAGAGTATGTGCATTTCACCACGTATCAAAACCCTAAACCTATTATCCGCGAGACTGAAATTGAGTTTAACTTAGGCTCCAGGAAACAAATAGGCGAGTATCTTATTAAAGCTGGCTGGAAACCTAAGAAGTTCACGCCTACCGGACAACCTGTGGTAGATGAATCAACTCTAAAAAAGGTTAAAGATATTCCTCAGGCTGCTCTTATTGCTCACTACCTAATGATTCAGAAACGCCTGGCCCAAGTTAAAAGCTGGTTGAAAGAGCTGAACGAAAACACAGGCAGGGTGCATGGATATGTTAATCCTAATGGTGCAGTAACCGGGCGAATGACTCATGCACACCCCAACATGGCACAGATCCCTAGTAGTAGTTCACCATACGGCAAGGAGTGCAGGTCTTGTTGGACAGTCCCCGAAAGTTATAAGCTAGTAGGTATTGATGCTTCAGGCTTAGAACTTAGAATGCTTGCACATTATTTAAACGATGAGGGATACACAAATGAAATCCTTAACGGAGACATTCACACCACTAATCAAAACCTTGCAGGACTTCAATCTAGAGATCAGGCAAAGACATTTATCTATGCGCTCTTATACGGAGCAGGAGATGAAAAGCTTGGAAAATTGGCTGGAAGAGGCCGCAGTGCAGGACACAGCATTAGAAAATCATTCTTTGATAATCTCCCATCATTTAAAACTCTTACAAGAAGCATACAAAGAGAAGCAAAAGGAGGATTTATTAAGGGGTTAGATGGCAGGAAGCTTACTGTGAGGTCTGAACACGCAGCACTTAACACTTTGCTTCAAGGCGCTGGCGCTATTATTATGAAGCAAGCCATGATATTTTTAAACGATAAGTTAAAATACTTAGATGCTAAGTTTGTAGCTAACGTCCATGATGAGTGGCAGATAGAGTGCCATGAGTCTATAGCAGAGCAAGTAGGTAAGCTAGGCGTTGATGCTATCATCGAAGCAGGTAAGGTATTTAACCTTAATTGTCCACTAGACGGAGGCTACAATGTCGGAGATAACTGGAGTGAAACACACTAAGAAACAAACAGTATGTCCACTAAGAGAACTGGTAGATTTAAAAAATAACTGTTCTTCTGGCGGAATATTTAGACTTGCTAAAGGTAAGTCTCCGCTTGCTGTTATAGATGTCTTCCAGGTTGAAGAAACTGTTTTAATACAGTGTGTATATTTAAAATCAGGTGCTAAACACAACGCCCTTTTCTCTGGAGATAAGGAAGTCGTTCCTTTAAAGTTTCCTGTTGTTGAAGATGACGATTTTTTTACTTTTGTTTTTGGAGACAAGCAATGCTACTTACTAAGATAAATAATCTTTCTAATCCTACTAATAGAAGAAACGGCAAATACATTTTTGAAGACGGTGAATGGTGGTATGTTAACGCTCACGACCATAGAAGAAGAAGAGCTAATACTGCCCAGGCAATTCAGAACTCACGAATGTGGGTAGACGGTGAATATATATCTAAAGCTCACCCCCTGCACAAAGGGGGACACTATAAAGACTTTGAAGAAGCAGCGTTCAGTTCTTTAGATAACTATAAAACTAATCCAAAAGGGCAGGTGTATATTATAATTAATCCTGCGTGGAAAGAATGGGTCAAAGTGGGAATGGCAGTAGACGCACACGATAGACTTAAAAACTATCAAACCTCTTCGCCTTTTAGAGACTACAAACTGCTACATGTTTTCGAGACAGATGATCGTAGGAAACTTGAAGCTGATATTCACCTTAGCTTATCGGAGGATTTTGAACAGCAGAATGAATGGTTTAAGGCTTCAGTAGAACAGATAAAAAATAAAATACAATCTATCAAAGGTGAGGAATATGAATCTGTCAACATTAGTGCCTGATATCTATGAGCATTTAGAACTTCTTTCAGAAGGCCAGGCTTTATCTATCTCCGAAGAAGAGATAGACAGGACTATAGAAGCTATAAAAACTTGCTTGCTTGCTTGGGCTAATCCCGAAGAAAGAAATGAAGCTTTTTCTGTCCGTATGTCTAACGTAGGGAAACCTGATAGACAGTTATGGTATGAGAAAAGAGATCCTAATGTAAAAAGGTCTATTGATGGACCTACGCAGATCAAGTTTTTGTACGGTCATATACTTGAAGAGATAGCACTAATGCTTGTTCGCATGACAGGTCATAAAGTAACTGACGAGCAGAAGGAAGTGGTAGTTGATGGCATCACCGGACACATGGACTGCAAGATAGACGGCGAAGTAGTAGATGTAAAAACTGCTTCTAAGTTTGCATTCAACAAGTTCAAGAACGGGCGCTTAATTCAAGACGATCCTTTCGGATATCTAGGACAGCTTGCAGCTTATGAAGCTGCCGAAGGAACAGAGAACGGAGGTTTCTTAGTTATCAATAAAGAAAGCGGCGAGCTTTGTATGTGTGTGCCAGATGATCTTGATAAACCTAATATTAAAACTAAAATATCTAATCTTTTAACGGCTCTCG